GGCGAGGATTCCGGACCCTTCGGGCAGGGCATAACGGCTGTGGCCCTGACCCAAAGCCAGCCGCTGGGTGGCGTGCAGCCGATGCCCCAGCGGAAACTGCGCTTCGGCTGTGGCATAGCCGCGCAGGCTTTGGTCCAGACGATGCGGGGTGGTGCTGTCGGGGGACAAGGTGTCGCCGGTGATCCCGCCCAGGATGAAACCCGGCCCGGTGCCGGATGCCCCTGCGGCAGGCGCAGCGCTGCCCGGTCCGATGAACGCCTGCACCGTGGAATCAAGCGCCTGGCCCACGAAAACCGCCTCGTCCGGGGCGGCATGCAGCGCCATATGATACTGCAGTCCGCCCCCCTGCCCGCCGCCGCCAGCCCCGAGCTGTTCGTAGACCGCCTGCGCGGGCAGCTCCGATTCGATGGTGGCTGCGTAGGTCGCCGCGAGGACGGCCTTCTGAAGCGTCACGTCCCGGAACTTGCGGGTTATCGCAATCTCCCGGAGACCGGCAGCCATGTCGGCCACGGCCCGGGTCTGGTCCACGCGCTTCTGCTCCCGGAAGTAGAGAACCTGCGCACGGCCCCAAGGCTTGCGCCACGGCACTTCCTTCCACCACTGCTCCATGCTTCCGGCCGAGCCGTAGGGGAAGTGGTAGTCGGCTGGGTGCCGGGTGCGGATGAACGCGGAGATCGGAGCACCGTAGGGGTCTTTCTTGATCCCGCCACGGATGCGCGAATCGAACTGCATGGTGGTCGGCGTCGAGAGTCGGTCAGGGTCGATCATCTGGATCGCCGTGTTGAACTCCCGGGCCTGCTGCTTCGGCCACTCGACCGTCGCCAGAACCTCGCCACCGAAGACGGTCACGCCCACGGCCAACCGGATCAAGCCGGTGAAGTCATTCTGCCGGGAAGCGTCCACCCAATTCTGCGGGCTCTCGGCCCAGAGGGTGAACTTCTGCTCGACCTCTTCCTGAAAAGCCTCGGCCCACTCTTCATCCTTGCCCAGCACGGCCCACGAGGGCTTCGAGTTGAGCATGTAGAAGGCCCCGACGATGGAGTCCTTGTGGAGCTGCGCCCCACCTTGGACGTAGCCGTCATTCCGGCCGAGGTCGCGCGCTCGTGCGTCCAGCGTGTCCTTGTCCGGGAGCATGTCGAGGTCTGCCGACTGAAGCGCGGGCCGCCATCCTGCGATCTGCTTGTCCATGCGGGCTGCGCCGTCATAACCGCCACGCCCCAGCGCGGCAGAAACCGGCAGGGGCGATCCGACTAGGCTGTCAATTTCCCGCAGCTCGTGCGTGGTCAAGTCTTCCATGTCAGAGCATCCATGCGTTCAACGGCCCGGTGATCCCCGTCGGCTTGCCGAGAAGGGACTTCAGTTCCGTGATGTATGCCTGAAGACGACCTGCATTGGCAACCGCGAACTCCACACGCTCGCCGTTCTGGTCAACGAAGACCCGGGCTTGCTTGCCGAGGCGCAGGTCGTGATATGCTGTCTCTGCGTCCGCGAGGCGCGTTTCGTAGAGGGTCCGCTGTTCGGTAGTAAGGTTCATGCGAGGCTCCCTGCAAGGTCTTTGAACGAGCGCCGGGTCTTCTGTTCCGCGTCAAAGGGCTTATCGTTCACAACCGGGTCAAATACCAGATCGTTCTCGTCCCATTCAGCAGCCCAGAGCGGAGGTTCCCCTACGAGGTCGAGCCGTTCAAGGTTGATCGTCGGTGTCAGAGTAGCCGCCATGCAGTAAGCGAGCAAGTCCCAGCTTTCGTTGCGGTATCTCTTGGGGTTGAGCCAGCCCTTGTTCGGGTCTTTGACCTCGACCGTCAGCTCGGTATAGAAGTTGTCGCCCAGCCAATTCGGGAACACGAACCGGCCGCCGGGCTCCGTGCGATCTAGCCGGTGATCGACCATATCCTTGACCAAGTTCGTGTTGATGAAGAGCACCGGGATTTCCCCGCGTGCGCCTGCATGTCGGTCTTTTCTTTGGGAATCAGGGAAGTCGATCTTCACCCGGGGGGCGTTCTTGGTCGAGGCACCCTTCAGCAGAGTGAACCGCCCAGCCATGCCGTGCTGCCACTCATACTCGCCTTGGTCCTCGGTCGGGAGGGGCTTGCCGTCTTCGCCCACGGGGTCGCCGTGCCGGAGCCAGCGCACGAAGTCATAGGCGTTCGCCGTGACGCCCTCTTTACCGCCAGAGTCGCAGACGGTGAAGCGAATCGCCATCCTGCGCCCCGAGCCGTCGCCCAGCTCGTAGCTCTTCTGGATCACCTGCTCGGCCACCAGCTTCCAGTCCTCGGGATAGGCCCCGGGATTCACCCAAAGCACCTGATCCTCGCGCTCCGGGTCCGGGCGCTTGGAGTGCCGAATCTCGAAGCGGTCGATCACGTAGATGTCGCCGTTGGCCGCGATCCCGTGAACCTGCACGACGAAGCGGTTCTTCTGCACGTCGATTGAGGCGACCAAGAACCGGACGCCGACCGGAACAACCCGGTCGCCCAGATCGCGAGCCCGGGCCTTGATCGCTTCCGGCACCCGGTCGTTCGCAAGGCTCTTGGGGGTGTAGGCTTCCCCCTGATCCGTGTTGACCGTCGCCTTCAGGGCTTCCTCTGACCCGGTGCTCTCGTATTCCGCCTCGGCCGTCAGGTGGCGATGCACGAGCGTCTTCCAGTCAGAGAACGCGGCCGCGACCCCCTTCAGCCAGAACGAGGCCGTGGACGAGCGCGATGCCGTCCCGACGATCAGACCCTCGGGCGTCCAGAGCTGGCCGTCCTTGATCCACTTGCCGGAGCGGTTCATCTCGTGCTTGCCGGGGCCGTGGCCGGGGTCGTGGTGGTAGCGGTGGTTGCAGTGAGGGCAGACCAGAGTGACGCCCTCGGCCGCTTCCATGATGTCCTCGGAGTCGGGCCAGTCCAGCAGCTCGAAGGAGGGCTCGAAGGCGTTGTGGCACTCGACGCAGCGCCAATACCAGCGCCGCCGGTCGCCACGATTATAGAGGGCGAGGATGCCGCGCGTCGGCGGGGCCTCATGCCGGGTCTTGCGCACCCACTTCGGGTTCTCCACCGCGTAGCCGGGCGAGGACTCGGCCGCGCACATGGCGTAGCGCCTGAAGGTCGTCGCGCGCTTCCGGGCAAGGTCGAAGGCGTTGCCCTCGCCGTCCACGTCTTCGGGCATCCGGTCATAGTCCGTCAGCCAGAGGCGCGGGATGGGCTTGCCCGAGAGTTCGTTGATCGTGGGCCACGAGAGCGTCAGGAGCATCCCGGAGCGGTAGTGCTTGTCGAAGGTGTTGTCGGCCGCCTTGCCGGGCACCAGCTTCTCCCCGATGGCGCGGCTATGGCGGTGCAGACGGTCGATCCGGCGCATCGAGAAGTCGCGGGCCGTCACGTTCGAGGTCTGGATCACCATCATGTCGGCCGGGTCGCTGACCGCGCTGTATCCGATCCAGTTGAGCGCCATGTCCGTCTTCCCGCACTGCGCGGGACCGGCGAATACCATGCTGTCATAGAGCAACGATTGCAGCTCGTTCATCGGCTCGACGAGGTAGGGCGTCGTGTCGTTTTCCCACGGGCCGACGTAGGCCCCGGGGTTGTTGATCTGGCGGTATTTCTCGGCCGCCTGCGAAACCGTCAGGCGTTCGGGTGGACGCGCGGCCGCAGCGGAATCCACGATCAGGGATTCCAGCGTATTCATCCCGGCGGGTTTCCCCTTCAGCTCTCGGCGGCCAGCGATCTTCATATCAGTTGCTCGATCTCGTCATCTTCACTTTCAACCCGGGCGATGGTCTCCCCGACCGTCCCGCTCTCACCCACCAGCTCGTCCATCTCTTCGAGCTGCGGCCCGGTGGCGTTCTCGTTCATCTGCTGTATCAGGGCGTCATAGAGTTCCGCCTGAAGCCCGTCCACCAGACTGACGATGATCTCGCGCTGCTCGTCGGAGACCTCGACCTGCCTTTCGAGTGTGTCGATCCAGAGCTGCATGGTGAACTTGATCGTCTGGAAGGTGGAGCCGAGCACGGTCCTGATCTTCTCCGTCCGCCAGAGCTGACCAGCGTTCTCTTCCCACTTCTGCCGCTTCAACAGCGCGTCCCAGATCGTTTGTTGGAGAGCCG